GAAGAAGCTGTACAAGCTGTTGGAAAGCAGTCAAGAAAAGGGCGGTCCAGATGTGCTACAACTGTTTGCCAACTACTCAGCAGGTGAGCTGGACAAAGCTGCCTTGATTCGTCAAGTGCGACAAAAGCAGTTGGCTCGCGATGTAGATAAAGGCAAAATCGCTGGCAAAATGTGGTGGCGTGTGGGTCGTCCTGGCTACGGTGCCAGTGCAGAAGTTGTGGCCAGTAGTAAACAAGAAGCTATTGAAAAAGGCAAAAAAGAATATCCAGACTGGGCCAATGCTCAGGACATGACTGCTACTCCTCTTCGTCCTTATCAAGAACCTGAAACAACTGGAGCAGCAGGCCCAACACTAAACGGTCGTCCTAGCAATCCTGACGGCAGGTGGATTATCATTGATGCAGGAGACCGGGATACACCAGTATATCGCTATGCGGCCGCAGACAGCAATGATGCATTTAATGTATTACGCCAATGGATTGCTGCCAATCCTGGCGGCCAGTGGGGGTATGCACAAGATCCTACCCAACGCCTTGGGCAACCCCAAGCACAACAGCCTGCTGTATCAACAGATCAAGGCAACTGGGGTATATGGATAAACAATTCTAATCGCTTTGCCAATCAACCTGGTTCATACTCAAGAAACGAAACACCACCATTCTATAGATTCCCAACTCGTAGTGCCGCAGAACAATGGATAGAACAACAACGTGCCGCACGTCCCAACATGCGAAGTGATATTGAAGTTCGTGAGATTGAGCCAGCTGAACCTATTCCAGGAAGTACACTAGATCTACAACGTCAACGAGCGGCACAACAAGGTGCGGACACCAATATCAATTACGAAATTTATAATAGAGAAACTGGTGAAGTAGTAGACACCACACAGCATCGTAACGATGACGAAGCTCAGATTCGCCTAGATGATTATCGTGCGCACGGCCCGCATAGATTGAACACTCAGGATGCTATAAGAACATTTGGCATGCGGCGTGGACCGGGTGTGACCAACACTCAAACAGATACGAACCCGCTGAGCCCAACTGGTCCAGGTCAATACCAATACACATCCACTCCAATTCCCGGAGTACAAGATGTTGAATTAGATATTCCATTTGCACCACAAACTTTAACTCGTCCCGGTCAAGATCAGCAAACATTCACAGGCGAGTGGCGAGTAATGGTTGATGGTGAAGAAGTCTATCGCTTCTCCGGTGTTGGTAATAATCAAGGCGATGCTAATAGAGTCGGGCAAAATTGGATTCTACAACAAATACGTCAAGGAACATTAACACCAGTCGAAGGCGTAGATGTTGAAGTCCTGCCAGTAATGAGATAACTCAATGAGAGCACAAGAGTTCGTAACAGAAGATAATGGCCCAACCAGACTGAAACTGGGCAACAACAATGCGGCACAAGCATGGATTGAAAAAGTCTATGCCAAGTACCCGCACACTATGCAAAACAATCACGTCATGGTCTGGGGTTCAGGTGACGACCAACAGTTTGCTATGTTTGAACTTGTTCCAAGTTTCAGCAAACGTGGTGCAGTTGAAGTCAAATGGTTCCAAGCATACCCGTTACGTGCAGGCGTAGGCAGTCGAGCTATGAAAGAATTACAAGCAATGGCTAGGGAAGACGGTATTGCACTGACATTATTTCCCTGGGATAAAGGACAAGTAAGTCAAAGTAAACTAACCAAGTTTTACAAGAGCCAGGGCTTTACTCCTAGTATTAAAGGCAGTAAAAGCATGCAATGGGATCCTAGTGTGAACGAATCTGCTGAACCTCAAGCTGCTGGATGCGTAATAGTTGCAGAAGACACTGGCCGCTGGTGTTTGCAACAGAGATCAGACACTGTGAGTGATCCTGGCGTGTGGTCAACCTGGGGAGGTGGCAGAGAGCCAGGTGAGACTCTGGAACAATGTGTGCGTAGAGAACTAGCCGAAGAAGGTGGGTACCAAGGTCCACTGAAGTTGGAACCTTTGCACGCCAACGCACAATATGCAACATTCATGGGCCGTGTGCCACATGAGTTTGAGCCAAAAATAAATCAAGAAAGCAAGGATTGGTGCTGGGTTGATCCAGATCAGCTGCCTAAACCTTTGCATCCAGGTTTGGCACAAGCTTTGATAACTAAACAAGCAAGGAAATCATATGAACCATAAATTTGACAACGAAGAATACAACGACGAAGCCGGTATGGCTGACAACAATCTTGAAACACTGCGCCGTGCCGTAGAAGGCATTGACGATGTGATCAACGCTGGCGACAACTTGCCCGAATGGTGTCAAGAAAAGATTGCCGTGGCCAAAAGCATGCTGGTAAGCGTGTGGGACTACATGCGCAGTGAAGAACAACGTGGCGATGATTCAGGGTCTGGTCCAGACGAATTGGCTCGTGTGCTAGAACTCAGTGGCATTGGACTCACAGAAGATCTCAATGCTGATCAACAGTTTGACATCATTGAAGAAATGGTTGAACAACTGGCCCAACAACACGGTGTGGATGCTGAACAGATCTGGGAAGACTTTGAATCAGTGGACGACAACGAACTGTACGAAACTGCTGCCTGGCGACGAAAAGAAGGCAAAAGCGCCAAAGGTGGACTCAACGCCAAAGGTGTCGCCAGCTATCGCAGAGAGAACCCAGGTTCAAAATTGCAAACTGCTGTGACCACCAAGCCCTCAAAGCTCAAGCCAGGATCAAAAGCTGCCAAACGCAGAAAGAGTTTTTGTGCTAGAATGGGCGGAGTCAAGGGTCCAATGAAAAAGCCCAATGGCAAACCAACTCGCAAAGCTCTAGCATTGCGTAAATGGAACTGCTGATATGCGAGCCAGTGAATTTGTTACTGAAAACTTTGCTGACGGCAAAGTCAAAGGCAAAAGTAGACCTGGACGTGTAAAACGCTCAGGTGCCAGTTGCAATGGAAGTGTGACAGATCTACGTGCTCGTGCCAAGAACGCATCAGGTGAAAAGGCCAAGATGTATCACTGGTGTGCCAACATGAAATCAGGCCGCAACAAAAATAAATAACACATGCGAGCACAAGAGTTTATTACTGAGTCAGCGGCACCAGGGTTCAATGTATACTCGGCTAGAGTACGAGTTAAAAATCCCATGTACAACACCAGTATTGATGTGGCTGTGTTTGCAAAGAGTCCACAGATGGCTCGAATATTGTTGCAGGCTCAGTATGGCAAAGACAGCACTGTGTCTGACGTGATCAAGATTGCTTGATTAAAAGTTTTTGCAAATAAATTGAGACTCAGCTGATTTGTGTGATTGTATCACTTGCAGTGCAGCCACTTTGGCAGTGACATCCCCAGACTTGGCAATTTCTTGAATTGCGTTCCACTTGGCAATTTCTGCCATGCTGTTGGCATGTGCCACAGACTTGGCAGCATCAATACACAGTTGTTGACTGGCACAGCCCGACAACAACACAGTACAAATCAACGCAAACAATGTTTTTTTCATGCTAATATTTATAGAAAACTAAAGGTAAAGTTGACCAAAAGATCATTTGTGATCATTTTGGTTACACTGTATACTACAACAAGCGAGACACAAGGTTGGCAGGCCGGGCTAGAATACTGCTGGTGAATCCGTTCTGATGTGTGACGGCAACCACGTCTTTTCCTCCGCAAAAGACTTCTATGCACTACCTCAAGCCTTGACTTGAGATGCCTTGAAATGTTGCCCCCATGGGTTTTACGTTTGCATAGTCGTACAGGTTGAGTGCAGCGTGAGCTGACTTAGATGCAATATGTCCATGAGAACAGATGACACCGAAGTTCTCTTAAAAATCGTAGTAGGTGGGGTAAGGTACAGAGCCCAGAGACATGCAATCCAAATACCTACTGTCAAGAAGCGAAAGCAACTCAGATGAAACTCTGGCCGTGACATCCTGATCAGGGTGTCATTCTGCTCCACAATCTAGATGAATTAAAAACCAGTAAGGATTCAAACTGCTCTGAGTGCAACGAAAGAGCAGATGTAGCTGCGCTACATCTTAGCGGGTGAGATGGGCTAACTTTAGTGATCTCAACATGCCTAGCCACATCCAGCCAATATCAAATTCTTTTGAGGTGCTGCTGAGTTTGGGACTAGCAGGATCATTGTGATGATTGTTGTGTAGTTCTTCACCACCTATAATGATACCCCACGGCACAATATTGGTACTGCGATCCTTGGTATTGAAATTGCGATAACCCCACCAATGTCCTACACCATTGACCACTCCTGCTGCCCAGAAAGGTATCCAGGCCATTTGTATCAGCCAGATCACAGCACCTATCCAGCCAAACACTAGGGTGTTGAACACAAAGAAAAGGCCAATGCCAAGTCTACTGTGAGGTGTGTATACGTTGTGCTCCATCCAATCAGCAGGAGTACCAACACCGTATGAATCAACCATGACTTTGTCTTTTGATGCAGCATGATACAACCCTGCTCCTTTGAACAATACTTTCCAAATACCTTCCACATGTGGACTATGTGGATCACCTGCAACGTCTGTACTGCGATGATGACGTCGATGTATGGCTACCCATTGTTTGGTGACCATGCCTGTTGTGAGCCATAACCAGGCT